TGTCGAAGCAGATTTTCAGTTCAAGTACCGCGACCGCAAGGAGCTGGCCGCGTTATTTGTTAAGTGGAACAAGCGTTCGCAGGAAGATCAGGAGCGGCTGAAGGCTCTCGGTGATGAGGTGACTTTGGTAGAGGTCACCGATTCTGACATCGAGCGCCAGATTGAACAGGTGACAGATCTGGTCGCCGGCTGGAGCTTCGCTGACGACCTGTCGGAAGCATCAATCCGCGCTTTGGTGGAAACGTCCGCCGGCGCCGGGGTTGCAATCGTTGAGGCGTACCAGAATGCCTACGCTCCGGCCCGCTTGGGAAACTGACGGAGGTGGCGCAGGCCATCTACGGGCTCACTACTTCACCTGATCAGCTGGCGCAATTCGGGCTTTACGCCGCAGACCTCGACGATACGGTTGAGGTCTACCCGGACGTCTGGCCTGCCTTCATGCTGCTGGATGCGATGGGCACCCAGTGGCGGACGGGCATGGGGGGCCCGACCGGTCTCGACTACTCAGCGCTACCCCACGTCATGCGCCTGCTCGAAATCCCCAAGAACCTCAGAAACAGCCTATTCCAAGACCTGCGCGTCATGGAGGCCGAAGCCTTGCTCATCATGAGCGAATCGAAATAGCGGAGCGACCATGTCGGGCACCATTGCGCAGCTAGGCCTTGAGGTTGACTCCTCCCAGGCAGCTCAAGCTACTACTGACCTGGAGAAACTGACACAGGCGGGCGGCAAGGCCGAAAAAGCTGCTGCGGACATGGCTAGCGGTTTTGAAAAGGCTGGTACCGCTGCAACTGGACTGTCCACTGCTGAGAAGCAGCTGGCAGATTCCACAGAAGATGCCAAGACCCGCCTGCTCAACATGGCCAAAGCCTCGCTGGAGGCCAGCCAGTACCATCAAAGCCTGACTACCAGCGTATCCAGTACTTCCAGCGCGATGCAGAGCGGCAAGACCGCCGCAAAGGACTGGGCAGCAGAGCAAGCGCTCATCAATTCCAGGGCGCAAACGCTGCTCGCGACCGAGGCGCGCCTGGCTGAGGAGACCAAAAAGGCCGCTGAGGCTACTGGCGTTCAGGGTGAAGGCCTTCAGAAGTTGCTGGGCAAGATCAACCCAACCCTTGCGGCCCTGCAAAAGCTGGACGATCAGCAGGAGGAGTTGGCCAAGTACCAGAAGCAAGGCTTGATCGACGAGGACACCTTCAAGGCCGGGTCCGCCGACATCGATGCGGCCCGTCTGCGCCTGAAGGGGCTTGGCGACGAAACCAGCAAGTTCAGCTTAAACACCAAAGGTGCACGTGAAAACGTGCTGCAGCTCGGAAATGCCTTGGCTGAAGGCAACATCCGTGTGGCCGCGCACAACCTGCTGGAAATAGGCGCAAGTGCTGGCACTTCGGCTATTCGCCTGGCGGCGCTGATTGCACCGTTCGCCGCGCTGGCAGCGGTGGTCGGCGTACTTGGGGTTGCCTATTACAAGGGGGCCGAGGAGGCTGACAGCTACACCAAATCCCTGATCCTCACCGGTAACGCGGCTGGGGTGACTTCCGCACAGCTCGGCGCCATGGCTGCCCAGGTCAGCGCAACGGTGGGCACCACAGGGCAGGCCGCTGAGGTACTGGCGACCTTGGCGGGGAACGGCAAAATCGCTGGCGAGAGCTTTGCTGTAATCACCCAGGCCGCGGTCTCCATGCAGGAGGCAACTGGCAAAGCAGTCAGCGAAACCGTCGCAGAGTTCGTGAAGCTGGCCGATGAACCGGTCAAGGCCTCGGCCTCGCTCAACGAGCAGTATCACTACCTGACCGCCTCGGTTTACTCGCAGATCGAGGCGCTGGAGAAACAGGGTAACCACGCCGGCGCCGTCAAACTGGCAACTGAACAGTTTGCCGACGCCATCAACGAGCGAACTCCCAAGATCCTGGAGAACCTGAGCTTTTGGGAGAAGGGTTACAACGCGGTAGCGCGCGCCGCGGACAGCCTGAAGAACATCGGTCGTTCGAATATCGACTCCGACATTGCTCAGGCCCAGGGCAACCTTGCTCGAGCCCAGAATGGTGATGTAGGCCTGTTCCAAAACCGCGCGACCATGGTCGAGTATTACCAGGACCAGTTGAACCTGCTGGAGGACCGCAAGGCCGCCGAAGCTGATATAGCTAAGTACGAGGGCGAACAGGCCAAGATCCAGCAGGACGCCATCACCTCGATGGGCAAGGTCGATGCGCTGACCAACTCAGCGTTGACCAATGAGGAAAAGCGCACCAAGGCGCTGAAGGACTACAGCCGCGAGCAGGACAACATCCGAAAGGCGAGCCCGAACGATCCTCGGCTTGCAGCGGACGCTGTTGCGAAAAACATCGCCAACATCAAGGATCAGTTCAAGGACTCGAAAACACCCGCGGCTGCAGTCAACCTCACCGGGTTCAATGACTCCAAAAACGCGCTGGCCGGGATCGTTGCCGACTACAGGAACACCCAGAAAGAGTTGGAGGCCGCTCAAAAGGCCGGACTGATCTCCCAGGCCGACTACGCCCTGAAGCGCGAAGCGCTGATCAGCAATGAGCGCGAAGAGGTCACTGCCGCGTACGAGGCCGAGATTTCTGCCCTCGAAGCCGCAAAGGGTAAGGCCTCCACCTCGGCGGCGCAGCGCATCCAACTGGACCAGAAGATCGCCGACGCCCGAGCCAACATGGTCAAGGCGCAGAAGGAGGCTGATAGCCAACTGGAAGTGTTGGCTACAAGCGAGCAGGTGCGGCTGGCCAAGCAAGAGCGCTCCATCAACTCCTACGTCCAGGCCTTGGGGCAGCAGCAGAAGGCCTTGGAACTGGCAGGCCAGCGCGCTGTGCTGGGCGTTGGGCGGGGTGACCGGCAGTCTGCGCTGGATGGGCAGTTGAATAGCCAGCAGGACCGATACGCCCAGCAGGCGCTAGACCTGGAAAATCAGCGCTCTGATCCATCGCGCAACATGAGCGATGAGGAGTTCGCCCGCAAATCGCAAGCGTTGGCCAATGCGAACAAGAAGGCTACGGACCAGATCCGCCAGAACTACGCGGATGTGGAAGCGGCGCAGGGCGACTGGACGAAGGGTGCTACCGCTGCCTGGGAAAACTACCTCGACAGCGCCAAAAATATTGCAGGGCAGACGAAATCCCTGTTCAGCAATGCCTTCAGCAGCATGGAGGACGCGGTCGTCAACTTCGCGATGACAGGCAAGGCGTCCTTTGGCGATTTCGCGAAATCGATCATCGCCGATATGGCTCGAATTGCTACACGCCAAGCTGCCTCAGGCTTGTTGAGCCTGGGGGTGTCCGCGGTCGGTTCGTACATCGCTGGCGGGTCCACAACTTCCGCCGGGTCCACCCAAGCAGGTTACTCGAGTACTTACTTCCCGCAGGCGAAGGGCGGGGCCTGGAACAATGGTGTGCAGATGTTTGCCAATGGTGGCGCCTTCACCAACAGCATCGTCAGCACGCCGACTGCCTTCGGCATGGCCAACGGCAAGACCGGAATCATGGGTGAGGCGGGCGACGAGGCAGTTATGCCGCTCACGCGAACCTCAAGTGGAGCGTTGGGGGTTCGAGCCGTGGGCAGCGGCGGCGGCACCAGCCTTTCAGTGAATGCTCCCGTGAGCGTCACCCTGGAGGATCGCAGCTCTGAAGGTATGCAACTGGATGAGCAGGCTCTGCAGCGGAACATGCAAGCCCAAATGAAAGCGGCAGCGGAGCGAGCGATAGCCGACTCCTGGGTGCCGGGTGGCACTAGCTATCGCAACGCTAATGGGAGGGTCTGATGGCTATCGAGCGATTCACCTGGCCAACGCAGACGGGCGATGCGCCCGAGATCACATATCGGGTGCGCTCTTCGCAGTTCGGCGACGGCTACACGCAAAAGGTCGGAGATGGACCGAACAACAAGCAGCAGTCATACCCCATCACCTTCACAGGGCCCAAGGCCAAGGTGCGGGAAATAATGGCGTTCCTCGACCGGCACGCCGGTGCGAAAGCCTTTCTCTGGACGACGCCTCTCGGCGACCTGGGCCTGTACACCTGCGAGAACCCAGTGCCTACGCCGCTTGGCGGTGGCACTTTCAAAGTCACCGGCACTTTCGTGCAGGCATTCCATCCGTAAGAGGTAACTATGCCGCTAATTAGCGACATTCAGGTCCTAGAGCCTGGCAGCGAAGTACTGCTGTTCGAGCTGGATGGATCTGACTACGGGGCAGATATTCTACGTTTCCACGGGCACAAGATCCCTCATACGCCGGCGGAGTTGCTAGCCGCCGGCGCCGATGCCGATCAGTTGCCCGCAAAGTCGATTTGGTGGCAGGGCGAGGAGTTTGGTGCCTGGCCCATGCAGATCGAAGGCATTGAGGCTAATGGGGATGGCGTCGCGGTGCGGCCAACGTTGTCGGTGGGCAACGTCAACGGGCGCATAACCGCGCTCTGCCTGGCCTTTGAGGACTTGCTTGAGTTTAAGCTGACGATGCGTCACACCATGGGGAAATACCTGGATGCTCAGAATTTCCCCGACGGTAATCCAACTGCGGACCCAACCGAGGAAGCACTAGAGGTCTGGTACATCGACCAGAAGACGAACGAAGACGGCGAGACAGTCAGTTGGGACCTTGCCAGCCCTGGCGATGTCGGCGGCGTATCGATCGGGCGCCAGATGACCACCCTTTGCCACTGGTGCATGACTGGTGGATACCGCGGCCCGAACTGCGGCTACACCGGGCCATACATGGATAAGGACGGCAACCCTACCGACAACCCCGAGCTGGACGAGTGTGACGCCACGCTCGGTCGCGGCTGCATCCCTCGCTTTGGCGAGGGCAATGAACTTCCATTTGGCGGATATCCCGCCGTGTCGCTCATTGCGAGGAGCTGATCATGCGCAAGCACATCCTGGCTGCCATTCAGCGTCATGCTGCGGCAACTTACCCGCAAGAGTGTTGCGGCTTGCTGGTTGCGGTAGGGCGCAAGCAGGTTTACCTGCCCTGCGCCAACACCGCTACCGAGCCAACTGAAGAGTTCCGCATTGCGCCGGAGGCCTACGCGGGCGCCGAAGGGCAGGGTGAGGTAATTGGCATCGTGCATTCTCACCCAGACGCCACCAGCCGGCCTTCTCCGCGCGACCTGGCTATGTGCGAAGCAACGGCGCTGCCCTGGCATATCCTGTCCTGGCCCGAAGGCGACCTTCGGACCATTGTGCCGACAGGGAATACTCCACTGCTGAAGCGGCCATTCGTTCACGGCGCCTGGGATTGCTGGCAGGTCTGCGCTGATTGGTACAAGCGTGAAATGGATATCGAGTTTGAGTCCTTCCAGCGCGAGGATGGCTGGTGGGAGGATCCTGCCGGGCCAAGCTTGTATGAGCAGGCCTATGAGGTCGCAGGTTTCGAGCGGGTTGGCGTGCCTCAGCGTGGCGACATGGTCGTCATGGCAGTGGGGCGTACTGCACACCCGAACCATGCCGGGATCTATCTAGGCGACGATCCGTCACTGCCTGGTGAGAAGGATAATGTGCATGGGCAGGGACCGTTTTTGTTGCATCACCTCTACGGCCGGCCTTCCGAGGTGATTGTGTACGGCGGGCCTTGGCATGACCGGACGCGCCTGGTGCTGCGTCACAAGGATGCGCGGTGATAGAGTTAGACGTTTCCAGTGGAGGGATTCAGATGCGAATTTTCATCGGGGTGCTGTCGGCCGCTCTGCTGTCAGGGTGCGTTTCATATACAAGCGCTCCAAAGACGGCCAAACCAGCACCTGCCGATCGGGTTCTGGCATTTAAGTACGTTAAGCCGGGATACGCGACCATGATCGTGACGCGAGATGATGGCTACATGGCAGGCGGCGGTTGCTATGCAGCCGTTCTAGTGGACGGGATGGTCGCGGCGCGGCTTGGTACTGGTGAGACCGTTTCGCTTCACCTTCCGCCAGGCCGGCATGTATACGGCATCGCGGGGGACGACAAAGGGCAGGGCCTGTGCGGCCTAAAAATAGCCCAGCCTCAAAAAGAGTCGTCGAGCGATTTCGCGGCGAACGACCTTCAGAGGTATCGTATTTCGGGCAACAGTTCAGAAAGCTGGTTGGACATCCGCCCGACGACGCTTGATACCGGAACAAGCCGTTAAGCTCCAGAGCCCAACCTGGTGCTGGGCTTTTTGCATCTGCGCGCTCGGTGCTACAGTCGCCCCTTTCAAAGCGGGGGATCAGCATGAGACTTTTGATTAGTGCGCTGGCAGTTGCGCTGCTTGCGGGGTGTTCTACGCCTTCTGACCTGAAGAGCGGCGGAGCAACAATCACCGCCACGACAGCGAAGCAACCGAAGCAATACGCATTGTGTGTCATGCCGAAATGGCAGGATGCCCGGTCCGGCGCATCGATGTCCGAAACCGAGAAAGGCTATCGCCTGCTTGTGTCCACGAATACCACTGCGGAAGAACTCCTTGAGGTCAACCAATCCTCGGGAGGCAGCAACGTCGCGCTCTACCAGAGGCTTTCGTGGGCACCTGGTTACGGGCGAGCCGCTATAGAAAAGGCCGTCCGCGACTGCCTTTAAGCCAGATCAACACAAACCGCCTCCGGGCGGTTTTTTTATGCCCGGGAGAAAGTAGCAATGGTGGCCATCCATTACCAACCGCTGACGACCATCAAGCTTTATGGCGTCCTGAGACAATTTGGTCGTGAGTTCCGGCTGGCAGTTCGCACTCCAGCGGAAGCGATCAAGGCTTTGTGCATCCAGATCCCCGGCTTTGAGCGATTCATCGCTGAGTCGCAGCGGCAAGGGCTGGAGTTCGCCGTGTTCCGCGATAGCAAAAATCTGCGGGAGAAAGAGTTGGGTCATACCGGAGCAGGGGAAATCAGGATCGCGCCCGTGATTGCAGGTAGCAAGCGGGGCGGAGTGCTCCAGACAGTGCTCGGCGTTGTGCTTCTGGTGATCTCTTATGTGTTCCCGGTCACTGCTCCTTATCTCGCACCGGCCGGCGTCGGTCTGATTGCGGGCGGCGTAGTGCAAATGCTCAGCCCTCAGGCGTCCGGCCTTCGCCAAAGTGCCTCGCCGGACAATATGCCTTCGTATGCCTTCGGTTCGGCGAGAAACACCACAGCCAGCGGCAATAACGTCCCCATCTGCATCGGGGAGCGGCGCTGGGGCGGCGCGATCATCTCCGCCGCAATCTACGCCGAAGACAAAGTCTGACCGAGTTTACGCACTGAACCACACCGCCGATTGGCGGTTTTTTTAGGCCTGGAGAAAAGTATGGGCGCAGCAGAACGCATCGATATCCACGGCGCCAAGGGCGGCGACTCCAGCCCAAAGCAGCCAACCGAGGCGGCAGACAGCCTGCGCTCCACCAACCTGGCCAAGATCCTGATCGCAGTAGGTGAAGGCGAGTTTGAAGGCACGCCGACCGCAGCTGACATCTACCTGGACAACACCCCAATCAATGACGCCAGCGGCAACGTCAACTTCCCGAATGTGAAGTGGGAGTGGCGCCCAGGCAGCATTGATCAGTCGTACGTGCCTGGAACGCCATCGGTGGAGAACGAAACCACCGTAAACGTCGAGCTGCGCAGCGACACGCCGTATGTGCGCTCGATCACCAACATCCAGCTTTCCGCTGTTCGTGTCCGCCTGGCTTGGCCGGCACTTCAGAGCCAAGACAGCGAAGGCAATGTCGGTGGCTATCGTATCGAGTACGTCATCGAGGTGGCCACCGACGGCGGCTCCTATCAGCAGGTCCTGAGCGAGGCAGTGGACGGCAAGACCACGACCCGTTACGAGCGCTCCCGGCGCATCGACCTTCCAGCAGCCACCAGCGGCTGGCAGATCCGCGTCCGTCGCACTACCCCAAACCAGAACACCAACCGTATCGCGGACACCATGCTGGTCGCGGGCATGACTGAGGTCATCGACGCCAAGCTGCGGTACCCGAACACCGCGCTGCTCTACATCGAGTTCGACGCCGAGCAGTTCACCAACATCCCGGCTGTAACCGTCAAGACCAAAGCCCGCAAATGGCTGGTGCCGAGCAACTACGACCCAGTTTCCCGTAGCTACAGCGGGGTGTGGGATGGCACCTTCAAGCAGGCTTGGACCAACAACCCGGCCTGGGCGACCTTTGGCGTTTGCACTGAGGACCGTTTGGGCCTCGGCAAGCGCATCAAGTCGTGGATGGTCGACAAGTGGGAGCTATACCGCATTGCGCAGTACTGCGACCAGAACGTTGACAACGGCCTCGGCGGCGTAGAACCGCGCTTCCTGTGCGACCTGAACCTGCAGGGCAAGACTGACGCATGGTCGCTGCTGCGTGATATTTCGGCGATCTACCGCGGCATGACCTACTGGGCCCAAGGCCAACTGGTCATGCAGGCCGATATGCCGCGCGCCCAGGACTTCGACTACGTCTTCACTCGTGCGAACGTCATTGGGGGCACCTTCAAGTACGGCAGCGCATCGGCGAAGACGCGCTATACCCGGGCACTGGTGAGCTACGACAACCCGGCGAACAACTATGACACCGATGTCATTGCCTATGCAGACATCGCGCTGCAGCGCCGCCTGGGCGACAAGCCCACCGAGCTGAGCGCCATTGGATGCACTCGTGCGTCCGAAGCGCAGCGCCGAGCCAAATGGGTCGTCCTGAGCAATAGCTTGGACCGGACCGTGACCTTCACGACCGGGATGGAAGGGCGTATCCCTTTGCCTGGCTACATCATCCCGATTGCGGACTCGTTGCTGGCTGGCCGTGAGATCGGCGGTCGCATTTCGGCGGCGACGGCGCGCGTCGTGACCTTGGACCGTGACACCCAGGCTAAGGCCGGTGATCGGCTGATCATCAACCTGCCAAGTGGTAAGGCAGAGGCGCGTACCGTGGCGTCCGTCAGCGGTCGGGCGATCACCGTGACCACTGACTACAGTGAGCCGCCCATTGCCCAGCTGCAGTGGGCGCTTGACGCCGATGACCTGGCAATTCCCCTGTACCGCGTACTGAAGGTTCGTCGCACCACTGAGGGCGACTACGAGATCAGCGCGCTGCAGTACGAGCCGAGCAAGTTCGCGGCAATCGACAGCGGTGCTCGGCTGGAAGACCGGCCGATCAGTGTGATTCCGATTACCGTGGTACCGCCGCCGGCGAGCGTTACGCTGACGGCCCGCTCGGCCATTGACCAGGGTATTGCGGTCAACACCATGACCATTGAGTGGCCCGCTGTTTCTGGCGCGGTCGGCTACGATGTGGAGTGGCGCAAAGACAATGGCAACTGGATCAAGGTGCAGCGGACCGGCTCCACCAGTGTGGATGTAGCTGGGATCTACGCCGGCGGCTATCTTGCGCGGGTGCGCTCCGTTAGCTCATTCGACATTGCGTCTGTGTGGCGCACGTCGATCTTGACCCAGTTGACCGGCAAGGTTGGTGTGCCGCCTGCGGTCACTTCCCTGACCACAGAAAGCCAGATCTTTGGCATTGGACTGGCCTGGACCTTCCCTGAAGGGGCAGCCGATACCCAGCGCACTGAGATCTGGTACGGTCCCAACAACCAGCTGGAGAACGCTACAAAGCTGGCAGACCTGGCTTATCCGCAGAGCGACTATGCGCTGCAAAGCCTGCTGGCCGGGGCGACGCTCTTTTTCTGGGCGCGGCTGGTGGATCGGACTGGCAATATTGGTCCGTTTTACCCCACCGGCACAGGCGTGGTAGGGCAAGCGAGCAGTGACGCAGGCCCAATACTGGACCTCATTGTCGGCCAGATTGGCGAGTCCGAGCTGGGCCAGGGGCTGAAGGACCGCATCGACCTGATCGATGGCCCGCCGTCTATGCCTGGCTCGGTCGCTGACCGGCTGAATCAACTGGGTACCCAGGTGACCCAGGTCACCGACCAGCTGCAGGATCAGATCGACGCCATTGGCGACTTGGCCGATTCCGCAGCGTGGAAAGACGACAAGGCTTATACCTCAGGCCAAAGCGTCATCTTCACGGATGGCTACCTGTACCTGGCCACCCAGAACGTGCCGGTCAACACGCCGCCACCCAATACCACCTACTGGCTGAACGTTGGCCAGGCGGTACAGACCGCAAATGGCCTCGCTGCGCGCGTCAGCACCACCGAAACAAAGATTACCAGCCTGGAGGGCACTACCACTTCGCAGGCCAGCCAGATCACCGGCCTACAGACCAGCCTCACCACCACCAACGGCAACGTGGCTACCGCCCAGGCGGCCGCGAACGCTGCCAACACCCTGGCCGGCGGGAAGGGCAAGGTCATCGTCCAGTCGGCTGCGCCGGCGGCTGCCGATCAGTTGGCCCAGAACCTTTGGATTGACACCACCGGCAATGCCAACACCCCGAAGCGCTGGACGGGGAGCGCGTGGGCGGCTGTTACGGACAAGGCCGCCACGGATGCCGCTGCCGCGGCGGCGAGCGCGCTGGCGCAAGTGGCCACCAAGGCGGAAGCCTCGGCGGTGAACAGCCTGACCACTCGGGTAACCAATGCCGAGAACACGGTTACCAGTCAGGGCACTGCCATCACCGGGCTCAATAACAGCCTGACGGCCACCAACACCAATGTGACAGCGGCGCAAACAGCTGCGAACAATGCGGCAACCCTAGCGGGCTCCAAAGGCAAGGTAATGGTGCAGACCGCCACGCCCGCGGCGGCGGATCAGCTGGCGCAGAACCTGTGGATCGACATCACCGGCGGGGCCAATACGCCTAAACGGTGGAACGGCGCGGCCTGGGCGCCGGTTTCGGACAAGGTGGCCACCGACGCCGCGACGGCCGCTGCCAATGCGCTCGCCCAAGTGGCAACCAAGGCCGAGGCCTCTACGGTGACGGCGCTTAGCAATACCGTCACCCAGCAGGGAACCACCATCACCGCCCAGGGCAATGCGCTGACGTCCGTGCAAATATCGTTGGGGGGTATCGCGCCCGAAAACTACATGGATGACCCAACGTTTGCAGGTGGACGAGCGGGCCTGCAAGGCCTCACGGTCGCTGTTGTGGATCGCTTGGCGGCAGATGCGCCAGCTAATGCGCCGGCTGCACGCCTGGGGAAGGTTACTTATCCAACCACAGCCACCAACCAATACCTCTCTGTTGCGCCCCTGCCGCAGTACCGGGCCAACTTCACCGGCTTGAGCGTCCACGCAATTGCGGTCAACCCTGGGGACGTGTTTACCCTGAGCTTCCAATTTTGGGGGGATAACACAGCTGCCCGGAACATTCAGGCTTACGTCCAGTATTACGGCATGAACTCCAATACCGAGATCTCGGCGTTTTCCGGCGCTAACCGTGCAGTTGACTCGACGTGGAAGGAGTACACCACCGTTACCTTCACGGTTCCGGCCGATGTCTACGGCATGTTGGTCCGCGTTCGTGCCCGTGCGGGCGATGAGATGAATGTTTACGTCGCTAACGTCCGCCTTGAGAAGCAATCCGCGACCCAGGCTGCAACTGCTTCTGCTATCTCGGGCTTGGATGGCCGGGTATCGACTCAGGAAGGCGTCACCACCGCCCAAGGTACAGCCATTACTCAGGTACAGGCCACGCTGAATGGAATCGGCGGCAGCGGAGTCAACCTCGTTCCGGCTGACTACAGCGTCTACGGAGTGACGCCGCCGCAGATGGGGCTGTCTACGGGGAGCCTGGTGCGTTCCAGCGCTGCCGACGCCCTGGCGTTGAAGGGATACGCGCTCAAGCTTGATTGGACAGTGGCATCTGCGACCATCAACGCCGTGTTCGCCAAATCCGACAACCTGGCCGGGGCAAACATCGCGTTCAAGCCACAGAAGTACCTTGTCTCTTACCGGGCCAAAGCGAGCGTGGCTGGCCATGTCATGGCGATGTACCTTCGGGGATTCACCTCGGCAGGTGCTGCCGTCAACAGCTCGGGAGCCGTTCAACAGGCGCTGACCACAGACTGGGTGCGGTATTCCGCTCTGATTGATGCCAGCACCGCTGCCATGGCGGGCCTGTCCCAAATGCTACTGGCCATCCAGCCAAACCGCTCGGGGGTTGCCAACCGCACAGTGTGGATCGACCAGGTGATGCTTGAGGCTCAGGTCGGGAACAGCCTTGAGCCATCAGCGTTCGTTGTAGGGGACAGCTTCGACCAGGTGGCGCTGAAGGCTGACGTTTCGCTGGTAACGGCTTTGGATGGCCGAGTGACGTCAGCCGAGGGCGCGCTCACTGCCCAAGGCACAGCGCTGACACAGGTTCAGTCCACGTTGGGCGGGATCGGCGGCGCTGGGACGAACCTGCTGGCGGATGATTACAGCTGGATCACTTCGCTGACCCTGCCGCCAATGGCGCTGTCTTCAACTGCAGTGGCAGGCGCGGCGGTACCGGATGCGCCGAGCAGCTTCGGCATCAAGATGACGTCCAGCAGCACGGCGTCGGGTGCATGGGCCATGATGGCCCCAACCAACAACGCCGCCGGCTGGAACATCCCGGTGGAGCCCGGCACCTACCTGGTTTCGTTCTATGCCTCTGCACCCGCGGCCGCAAACGTTCGGGTGCGGCTGTACTCGGCCGGTTTCAGCGCCTACTCCCAAGGCCAGGCGGTCACCACCACCCGGACGCGCTACACCCACCAGGTGGTGGTGACGGCTTCGTCCGTGGTCGCCCTGTTGTTCTACTACAACATGCTGGCCGTGGCAGGAACCGAGGTTACGGTCGACTCGGTCATGATCGAGAAGCAGATCGGTACCGGCACGGAAGCGTCGCCGTTCACGGCTGGTAACTCCGCGAGGGCAATTGCTGCCCAGGCGACGTCGATCAGTTCCATCGATACCCGGGTAACCCAGACTGAAGCGGGCTTGTCTGCGGTGGCAACACGCACCGACGGCGTGTATGCGCAGCTGAACCCTTCGTATGCAGGCGCAACGGATACCCTGGCGGGCGCGACCGACACCCTGGTGGGCGTGTTCACCACGATGTCGGCCATCGCGGACGGCGACATGGTTCAGGGCCTTCGCACGGATGAGATCCAGGTCCAGCTAAACGATGCTACCGCCGCTATCCAGGTCGCCCAGGAAGTGGCGATCAGTACGGCGAACAAGGTTGAGCTGTCGTACAGCGTCAAGCTCCAAGCCAATGCCAATGGAACCACCGCCTTCACCGGGTGGACCATTGGCCTGGACAACAGCAGCGGGGCGTTTGAATCCACCTTCATGATCGCGGTTAACCGCTTCATTTTGGCAACGACCGATGAGGGTGATTACGCCGACTCGCCGTTTGCGGTGATTGGAACCCAGGCCTTTTTGAAGGAAGCCTTCATCCAGAAAGCGACCATTCAAAATCTGCTGGTGGGCATGCGCCTGACCTCGGTAGCCGTGAATTCGTCGGGGCAGCCGTACATTGATATGGACTTCAATAGCGGCAGCTTCGCACTTCGCGGCGCCGGCTCGAAAGGTCGAAGCGAGTTCGTTCCAGGCTCGATTTTGATGTACGACACCAACAACACCCTGCGGATCAAACAGTCGGTGAACTGATGCCTGTCTATGAGATTTACAACGCAGACGGGAGCCTGCAGTTTGATTTGTCCGGTCGGGTGCCGAGGATTCTAGGCAGCCTGACCATATCCGCCGCGGGCTCATTGAGTAATCCGGGGTTCCTGAAAGGGGCCCTGTTTTACACCTTGAACCCGACGGCAAACTTTTCGAAGCTCAATGGTTACCCGGCTGTGACATTGAGTGGCCAGACATTGAGTTGGGGCGCGCCCTCCGAGCCGCTCATACTGATCTACGGGGTGTACTGATGGCCCTGATTGAAGTGATCAACGATGCGAATACGGTGTTGATCGACGACGAGTACAGCAATGCATGCCTCGCCTTAAAGGGGTCGCTCACTCTGAGCGCTGGCGTTGACGCAACGGATTGCTACCAGGTGCAGCTGTCGTACACCTCCGCGGACAACCCGATGCTGGCGCTTGAGCTGAACGACATTCAAGTTGCTGCAACATACACCACACGTAGCGGTAACACTTGGACGTGGTACATATTCTTCAGGAAGGCCTACGTCAACAGGACGTTGACTTACTACATCTTCACGGTGCCTTCGGCGGTCGCCGACGCGAACGGGCTGGTGCAGCTATTCGATGCAACGGGGAAGCTGGTGTTCGACAGCTCGCTGAAGTACCTGCGGGTGAAAAACTTTTACGACGGACCCGCCACGGGCAACATGGGGACTGACCTGGTAACGGGGCGAACGTATGCAGCAATCGCGGTACGGCCTTTCTGGTCATCGCTGCACATGCTCAACCCGCCGGCCCAAGGCTCTCCGCCCTATACGTTCCTGGACGTGAATGGGGTAGGGCTGTTCTACCGCTCAGGTAACAACCTGGTCACTGCTGGCGCGACAACGTTCAACGCCAATAGCTCTTCCGCAACTAACACCACTTGGAGCTACAACTCCGGGAATCCAGCCGTGCTCCTTGTCGATGTGACGGGATTCTAGCTGTGGTGCTTGTCCACCGCTGCCTGAGGGATGATTACAACGACCCAGCCCTTGTCCTTATTGGGCGCCATAAAGTACACATTGTTGATTGCGCCTGCCTCGTAGCACTTGAACTCGATTCCTTGCCGGAAGGACAGTTCAGATAACTCTGGCCAGTCGCCGTCGGATTCTTCCTTAATTGGCTCGTCCGAAACAATAGAAGCGATATAGCTAACAAACTCTTCTGGGGTGCGCATATGTCATGCCTCAGTTTGCGATAAACGATATTATATCTTTGCTCGGTAGAGATAACGAGGATTGCCTAAATGGCCAAGCAGATTATTAATCTGGCGGTACCAGGGGGTGACACCCCGTTCAACTCGAACACTAAAGTCAAAGCGATGTTTACCGAGCTCTACAACTTCTTGGCGAACGCATCAAGCGGCGTAGATGTTGTGACGACATTGCCGGCAACTTTGCCCGTCGCCAAAGGCGGCACCGGAGTCGCAACCTTGGCGGCTTTGGTCACGGCCTTGAACGCCCAGGGCAGCTACTCGCGCACCAACATCCTTGGCACGGTCTCGCAAGCGAGTGGCGTTCCGACGGGAGCCGCGATGCAGTACATCACGAACTCCAATGGGCAGGCGATTCGTTTTGCTGATGGCACCCAGATTGCGGCACGCGCCATTGGGGGCGGCTCTCTGGCCCCAGGCGGACGCCAAAGCGGATTGACCGGGGCATGGGCGGCAGCATTCGCAAGCGTGCCATATGCGGTACCGACCGTGACTTCTTCGTATCCTGATTATATGTCGGTCAACAATGAATCGAATATGACGGCTTCTACATACATGTGCTCGGTGCAAAATCGAAACGCCCCAGTCGCCGTAACTCCGACCGTTTATGTTATCGCCGTAGGGCGTTGGTACTGATATGAAAATCACACTGTCTCCATTCGTACCGTCCCCGGCCTCGCCGATGGAACCACTTGTCGCCAGCCTCAAGGGCGATGTTATTACTGTGAACGGTGATGAATATGACTTCGGTCCTTTGGAAGAAGGTGACGTGCTCCCAAGCGGCGCTATTGATAGCCAGTACTTCACATCTGAAGTCAGCCGCATCAATGGGGTTATTCAGTTGACGCTGGTCCTTCCGCATGAGTTCGACGCACCAGAAAGCATGACCTTTCCGAAGCCGTTGGATGTTGGCGACGGCCCGGTCCCAATCCCTGTTGCGCCGCCAAAGCCTATACCCGCGCCGGCGGCCGTGGAAGAAGAGGGCAGCCTGAACGCCCTGGTGCAATCGATCATCAACTCGGGAGTGACCCCGGAAGAAATGAGCCAGGCCCTGCAGCAGGCAATGGAGGAAGACCAAAATGGCGAACATTGATTTCAGCAAGAAGGTAAGCGCGGCTCAACGTGCTGCTGATGCCAAAGCTGCGGCCGATCTTGAGGCGAAGGCCCAGGCCCAGGCCTACCTGACCAGCACTGATTGGTACGCCATGCGGTACGCCGAGTTGGGTACCGCGATCCCTGACGACGTGAAGGCCGGCCGAGCCGAAGCGCGCGCCGCGCTTAACGAGGGCTGACCCCTAGACGCCACATCCACCGAGTAGGCGCTTCGCCCGAACACCCCGCCATCGAGCGGGTATTTTTTTGCCCAAATTCCAGAACCGGAGAAACACCATGCCCTACATCGTCATCAATTCCAGCAACGCCTTCGATCCGAACAACCAAACGGAATACGCCACCGCAGATGAAGCGGACGCCAAGGCCCGCGAGATCCTGCAGTCACAGCCCCAAGCTACCGTGCGCACCGCTCAACTGCTGAACACTTACAGCGCGAAGGTGAGCGTCAGCGTGAAGGCAATCCCGGATGCGCCGGCGGATGACGCCGTGCCCGCTGAATAACCCGATCGATTGCCTATGCCCGCCCAGTGCGGGCTGTTTTTCGCCTGGAGAAAGCCATGCCCCAAGAAACCCGCGGCGTTCGAAACCGCAACCCCGGCAACATCGATCACAGCCCGGCCAACGCCTGGAAGGGGGAGCTCAAGGTCGACCCTGCTATCGAGAAAAGATTTGCCCGGTTCGACACTGCCGAGAACGGTATCCGCGCCCTGGGAAAGGTGCTACTCACTTATCAACGCAAACACGGCTTGAAGACCGTGAAGGCGATCATCAGCCGGTGGGCGCCCAGCGTGGAGAACGACACCGCAGCCTACGTCCGGTCGGTCGAGGGCAAGATTCCTGGCCACAAGCCGGGCGCCGAGGTGGACCTGGGCCAGATGGCGACGATGAAGGCGTTCGTGCTCGCAATCATTGCCCATGAGAACGCCAACTACAGCTACCCGGATGAGGTAGTGAGCGAGGGTGTGCGGCGGGCTTTGCTATGACGGCGGCGCAGATCCGGCTGTTGGCAATTGTCGCTGGCGCGCTACTGGTTGTGGGGCTGGCCTGCGCTGCGCTGTATGGCGCCTACCGCCACGGCGTGACGGTAACCGGCACCCGCTGGCAGGCTGACTGGGCCAACGCCGAAGCAAAGCTGCAGGGTGAAAAGGCGGACGCCGTGCAAGCGGCACGGGATGAAGAACAACGCCGGCAGACGCTGGCGAACCAGGTGGCAAGATATGCAAGAGATCAGAAAGCGGCTGCTGATACCGATGCTGTTGGGGCTGATGCTGCTGGCGGGCGGCTGCATGTCGAAGCCGCCAAGCTTGCCGCCGGCGCAGGTAAGTGCACCGGCGATACCGGAGCTACCCAGCGAAGCCAGGCAGCCACCCGCGCCGCCATGGTGCTCTCCGACCTGTTCCAGCGGGCTGATGCGAGAGCGGGAGAATTGGCGAAGGCTTATGATGCCGCACGAATAGCCGGAGTTGCCTGTGCATCCATCTACGATGGCTTGAAGCCGAAAAAGTTGATCAAGTATTAGCCTGTAACGTTGGCGATACAGATGGCGTATATTTTTACCCTTAAATACGCCTTCGTTCGAGCTGGGAATAAGAAGGCTCACTGTTGCTTCTATGTTGTATAGCAAGTCAATCGTTAATTTATTCAGGGTCGTGGATGTGATCTTTTTGATGGCTAAACTATTCCGTGCAATTTTACAGAAAAACGGAGTTTATTATGGCAAGCTTGCGAGTAATTAGGTGGCTATGGTTTTTTTTGGCATTTTCGGCCTTTGGTGTCAGCGCTGAGCCGATTAAGAAAACGACCCTCTATGTGGGCACCCAAGGCGGTGTGAATGAGGGGGTTGTCACGACAGATCAAGGCCATCTGTTAGGGACCACGAAGAAGATTGGCTATACAATTGATGAGGCGTCCGCTGTCCCAGCGAGTGAGTATGTAGAGGTTTTAGTAGGAACAACGGGCGGAGTAAATGCCGGAGTCGTTACCCCCAACGCGAATCATGCTGGGGGATCCACCACAAGCATTGGTGTCCTTTCGAAGAAGCCGATCGTCGGGGCAACTAAGTTGTATGTGGGGAACGGGGCCTGTAACAATGGCGTAATTACGGACAATTTGATGCATCTCGGTTGCGATACCAAATTCATTGGCTATCCAATGGTCGATAAATAGCGCTAAATTTTAGGCTCAGACTCGTATTTATCTGGAAGCTGATATTTGTTTGAGTCGCTTCTCTGTAGCCTCATCAAATAGCACGTAAAGCGCCTCCAGTTGCGCCTGATTAAGGGTCCGCGCTGTTTCCAGGCCTAACACGAAGCCCTCGGCCCGGGCGCCAGTCTTCACGCCCTGAAGCATGCTGTCGGCTGATTCAATGGCCGTAAGCAGGCGTTCGGATGTTTTGCGGATGTGATCCGGCAGGATGAAGTCGATAGGCATGGCGGTCTCTACGCAGTGTGTAGGCGTTTGACCGTGCCTACGACGCTTTGTCCAGCGGAGCGATCAAGCCTGGGCCATGGTTGCGCACGTTGCCCACCTCCCGCCCCACCGCATACCACTCGAAATCTGCAACCGCCCGGCCATGCCTGGCCAGTTCCTCCGCTCGTTCAGCCGGCAGGTCCGGCTCCAGCCACTCCCTCGCTTCCTCTGGCCCCAGCACCACTGGGCGCCGGTCGTGGATGTCGACCATCCCCTCGTCACTGGCATCGGTGATGATCACAAATCCGTCGCCTTCGTGCGGCTCCAGGTCTTCGTGCACCTGGGCCAGGCCCGCGAAGAACATCGGCGCCTCTCCCTTCAGTCTGATGTAGTAGGGCTGCTTTTTCTTCGGGTCCGCAGGATCCTTCACCCACTCATACCACCCGTTTGCCGGCACGATCGCGCGGCCGTTTGGCCAGAGCTGTTTGAAAAACTTACCGGTGGCCACCGTCTCCACCCGGGCGTTGATCGGGTCGGGGCGTTTGCCCTTGGCCCAAAAAGGCGCCCAGCCCCACTTCACAGCGTTGATGTGCAGGCCATCTTCGGCGCCGCGCATGATGTGCACGCGCATTGAGGGCGCGATGTTGTAGCGCTCGATGGGTTCGCGGTCGTAATACGAGACCACATCCCGCAGGAATTTCAGCTCCAGCAGGAACTGGTCCATTCGTTCGATTTGGGAAAAGCGTCCACACATGGCCGGCTCCAGGCTTGTCAGGGCTGCAGGCGGTAGACCGCTGGGGAGGCTGAATAGCCCAATTGGGTATCACCCATCTATCGCCGGCCGGCATGCCTTCCGGAAAATAGCTGTGAGGTCATGCCAGGGTAGGTCGACAGGGCCGGCCGCGTGTTCGCACTCTGGCCGGTGCTGGAATGGCCGGCGGGGCGACCCCGGCCACTGCCCCGCGCCGCACGACCTGCAGACCAGTTCGTAGCCCACAAAGTCCCATCGCGCGCTCCAGGCGCTCATGTCTTCCTCAGTTGATTCGAAGTCCGGCAGCT